TCCCAACTGGCGTTGCTGGTCTCTCTGTGTCTGCTCTTCCCTTCCGTGCTTATGCCCTGATTATGAATGAGTGGTTTCGTGACCAGAACTTGCAGGACCCTCTTGTTGTGCCAACGGATGATAGTACCGTGGCTGGTGTGAACACTGGCACATTCGTGACAGATGTCGCCAAGGGCGGTAAGCCCTTTATTGCCGCCAAGTACCATGACTATTTCACTTCTGCGCTTCCTGCGCCGCAGAAAGGCCCGGATGTAACAATTCCTGTTGCTACTGGTGGAGAAATCAACGTTGTTGGTAATGGTAAGGCTCTTGCTATTACTGATGGTACTATTTTAGGTTCTTGGGCTGGTCTTAGAGATAGCCGTTATAGTGTTAATTTTGCTCAGAATCCTGGTTTAGATGTTGGTTCTGTTTCTTCTAATACTGGTGCTTTTGCTCCTCCTGATGGTGGTAAAGTTGTTGGTGTTCCTACTCAGGCCCAGCTTGGTACTGATCTTTCTAACTCCGGTTTGATTGGTGTTCAGTCTGCTGTTGCGCAGGCCGCTACCATTAATCAGTTGCGTCTTGCTTTCCAGATTCAGAAGTTCTATGAACAGCAGGCCCGTGGCGGTTCTCGTTATACGGAAGTTGTTCGCTCCTTTTTCGGTGTAACGTCTCCGGATGCTCGTCTGCAGAGACCTGAATATCTCGGCGGTAACAGAGTGCCTATCAATGTCAATCAGATTGTACAGCAGTCCGGCACCCAGTCCGGCACCACGCCGCAGGGAACCGTTGTCGGTCAGTCCCTTACCACTGATAAGCATTCTGACTTTACCAAGTCTTTCACGGAGCATGGTCTCATTATCGGCGTTATGGTCGCTCGTTATGATCACACCTATCAGCAGGGCCTTAACCGGCTTTGGTCTCGCAAGGATAAGTTTGATTTTTATTGGCCTGTTTTCGCTAACATTGGCGAACAGGCTATCAAGAACAAGGAAATCTTTGCGCAAGGCAATGACAAGGATAATGAGGTTTTTGGCTATCAGGAAGCTTGGGCCGAATATCGTTACAAGCCCAATATGGTGACCGGTGAAATGAGGTCTGCTTATGCTCAGTCTTTGGACGTTTGGCATTTGGCTGATGATTACAGCACCCTTCCTTCTCTATCTGATTCGTGGATCAGAGAGGACAAGGCAAATATTGATCGTGTTTTGGCTGTCACATCTGCTGTTAGTAATCAGTTTTTTGCTGATATCTACGTGAAGAACTATTGTACCCGGCCCATGCCTATGTACAGTGTCCCCGGCCTGATTGATCATCACTGATTCATAGAGGGGGCGTTTGCCCCCTCTTGTTTTTTCTGAAAGGAGTTGTTATAATGGCATTTGGTACTACAACCAGTGCTTACGAAATGGATGGTGTTGGAGCCGTTCCGGCTGTTAACCGTGCCGCTGACCAAATCGCTGGTTTGAAAGGTGTTGCACAAGCTAATAGTGCATTTAATGCTGAGCAGGCGAAAGTGCAACGTGATTGGACAGAGCAAATGACTGCAAAGCAGATGGACTTTAACGCCGCCGAGGCCGCTAAAAATCGTCAGTGGCAAGAAATGATGTCCAATACTGCCCATCAGCGTGAAGTGCGTGACCTTATGGCCGCTGGCCTTAATCCGGTGTTGTCCGCTATGAATGGTAATGGCGCCGCTGTTGGTTCTGGTGCAACCGCTTCTGCGTCCCTTGGAAGCGGTTCTAAGGCCGATGCAGATACAGCCGCCTCTGGTGCTATTGCTAACTTGCTTGGCTCCATCTTGGGCGCTCAGACGGCCTTACAGAGTGCTAATATTAACGCTCGTACTCAAGAAGCTGTTGCAGACAAGTACACCGCTATGGAACATATCGTTGCTCAGATTTCTGCCGCCGCTGGTATTCGGCAAGCTGGTATTCATGCTGGTGCTACTCGTGATGCCGCTGCTATGAGTTCTTCCGCTACTCGGTATGCCGCTGGTCAAGCCGCTTTGGCGTCTATTTTTGGTTCTTCGGTTAATTCTGCCGCTACTCGGTATTCTGCCGATCAACATTTGTCTGGTACTAAGTATGGAGCAGATAAGTCCTATGACGCTTCCAAGTATGCTTCTGATATCAATTGGGATAAGGCCGTTCACTTTGGTAACGGTAGTCTTTTGAATCAGGTTGCCGGTAATATTGGTTTGTTTCTTGAAAGTCTTTTAAAAATGATTGGAGGTTAAGTATGGAAAGTATTATCATGGTTTTGTCTTTGTCCGTAGTCACGGCCGCTACTCTGAAAATCATAAAAGAAATTTTTTCTTAAAAAGCGGCGTCAGCCGCCAAAAGAGAGTCACGGTCTAAACGCCGTGGCTCTCCGACTGTACGTCCATTTACATTAGGCGTACACTCAGCACAGTTAACTCTCTTGATGTTAACTGTGCTGAGTGACACCAAAGGTCACTTTGCGTGTCATAGTAGAAGTTGCTTGCACATGTCTAGAACGTATGCAGTATTTCAAGATAAAATGTTTAGTAGGAGACCCCCGTAGGATACAAGTTCCTAAAAAATAATAGATAATAAAGCCTAAAATTTAATGGTAAACTGAAATAGAAGTATATTCTTGGTTTCGTGCACATTTGTGCATTTAGCCTAAGAGTAGGCCGAAATCTTTAGTAAATAAGCAAATTGATATTTTTGTTCAATCGTATTATTATCATCTCAAAGGAGATGATTTTTTTATGCGTCCACGTCTCGTGCGTTACTACGGTCCAGATTATGACAATCTGAAACACGGTCATGTTTATCAGGTTCACTGTCTCTACTCCCATGGCTTCATGCTCATTGATGACCACAACGAAAAGGCGTATGTATTCGCCGGAAATTGTGAGGTTCTATGAATGCCTTGTTATCATCCCATTTACGCCGTCAGGATTGGTACTAAGGAAAACGGAAAAGCTGATTTGAAAATGCTTGGCTATACTCCGGATGACCGTGAAACCTATGTCGAATGGCACAACCACCGCTATCCTCGTTCCGCTCTCGTTCCACTGCCCTGTGGTCAGTGTATCGGATGCCGCATTGACTACTCAAGGCAATGGGCTAACCGTTGTTTGTTGGAACTTAAGTACCATGATTCTGCTTGGTTTTGCACGTTCACCTATGATGATGACCACGTACCCCGTACCTATTACCCTGATCCTGAAACTGGTGAAGCTATTCCCGCTCTGACCTTGCAAAAGCGTGATTTCCAACTTTTGATGAAGCGTATTCGGAAGAAATTTGAAAATGATAAAATTCGGTTTTTCATGTCCGGCGAGTACGGCTCTCAGACGTTCCGGCCACATTATCACGCAATTTTGTTTGGTTTGCACTTGGATGATCTCCAACCGTATAAAACCGTTAAGGAAGGCGGTGAGTATTACACTTACTATAATAGTCCCAGTCTTCAAGAGTGTTGGCCTTATGGCTATGTAGTTGTTGGTGAAGTCACTTGGGAATCCTGTGCTTACACTGCTCGCTACGTTATGAAAAAGCTGAAAGGAAAGGAAGCTAAGTTTTATGCAGAACACAATATTCAGCCTGAGTTTAGTCTCATGTCCAGAAAGCCTGGAATTGCACGTCAGTATTTCGACGAAAACCCTCACTGCGTTGAAGAACAGTATATCAACGTTTCTACGCCGAAAGGCGGGAAAAAGTTCTGTCCGCCGAGATACTATGACAAACTCTTCGACGTCGAATGCCCCGAAAAGTCCGCAGAGTTAAAAGCCCTGCGTGCTAAGCTGGCCCAACAGGCCATGGAAGCAAAATTGTCTAATACGTCTCTCGATTCTTACGAGTTGCGAGACGTTGAGGAAGAAAAACAGTCCAACCGTCTAAAATCTTTAAGGAGGAATTTGTAATGAAAATGCTCAAGCGTAAAGACAAGAAGGTGTTTTCTCGAACCGCCGCCAAGTCCAAGAAAATTAACATCGCTCCCAAGATCTTTCGTGGAGGTATTCGCCTGTGATTCATGTTGTTATTGTTCTCGTTGATGGGGAATGTGTTGCTATTGTTCCCTTGTGGATGGTCAAACATGCTATCGAGGATGCTGATGCTCAGTATCCCGAACGGAAAATTACTTTGGAGGTAGTAACTAAATGATTACTGGTATCTATGCTATCAAGGACGCTAAGTCCACGTTCATGCCCTGCACCGTTGATGTAAACGATGCTACTGCCGTCCGCAACTTTGAACACGCTGTACGTCAGCCTGATTCCCTGCTCGCTTCTCACCCCAATGATTTCGCTCTGTATAAGCTCGCCACCTATGACAACGTTGGCGGTTATATTGAGCCGCTGAACCCTCCTCGCCAGCTTTGCGACGCCGCCCAGTGCATTGTAAAGGAGTGACAATATGGAGTTTAAAACTCAGTATGATGCTCGTGACCGTATCTTTACTGACCCCGGTTCTCCTGAGCATATCACCTACGCCGGTCATTATGACGAAAAGGGACGTGTTGTCCTCGAAGAATCTGGCCGTGAAAATCTGTATGACTATATTCAGTCTTACGCCGAAAGCTGTGATATCCACGTTCTCATGAAGCGCTACGCCAACGGCGACGTTGACGCCCTTTCTCAGAAGCAAGGCTTCTATGGTGACTTCCTCGACTTCCCCAAGACCTATGCCGAGGCCCTGAATCACATGAATGAAATGGAACGCCAGTTTATGTCTCTGCCTGTGGAAACCCGTGAGAAGTTCGGCAACAGCTTTACGGAGTTTCTCGCCGCTTCTGGTGAAGCTGATTTCCTCGAACGGCTTGGAATTAGGAAAGAGCCTGCCGCTGAGCCTGTCCCTGCTATTCCTCAGGTTGAAACTAAGGAGGTTACGAAAGAATGAACAGAAATACCGAATCCCATTTCAGTTTGTCTCCCCATGTAGATATCTCCCGTTCTCGCTTTGATCGTTCTGCATCCCTCAAGACCTCGTTCAATGCTGGTGACGTAGTCCCTTTTTTCCTCGAAGAAGTGTTACCCGGCGATACGTTCAGCGTCGATACGTCCAAGGTTGTCCGTATGCAGACTTTGCTCACCCCTATGATGGACAACGTCTATCTGGATACCTACTATTTCTTTGTCCCCAACCGGCTTGTTTGGGATCACTGGAAGGAGTTCTGTGGTGAAAACACTGAGAGTGCATGGATTCCGCAGACTGAATACACTATGCCCCAGATTACAAGCCCAGCTGGTCAAGGATGGAGTGTTGGAACTCTTGCTGACTATTTTGGCATCCCAACTGGCGTTGCTGGTCTCTCTGTGTCTGCTCTTCCCTTCCGTGCTTATGCCCTGATTATGAATGAGTGGTTT